AGCAAGGGATACTGGAAGACACCCTTGTCCGTCCCGCACAGACGCACGATCTTGCCGACGTTCCAATGGTTCTCGCGGTAGTTATAGACCACGTAGGAATCGTTCTCCAACGAGCCCTGAGACGGGTAGAACCACCAGATCTCTCCGAACTGGCTGTTGTGGACCGCAGAGACCTTGGAAATCTGGCCGGGGTTGATGTTCTGGAAGACGAAATCACCCACCTCGCACTCAAGCGGATCGACCGTGCCGTTGAAGGTCCAGAAGCGGTTGGCCCCCATCCAGAAGTCCCGCGTATCGACAATCGCGGTTCCTTGCTTGGAGATGATCCCGCAGCCCGAGGCCAGCCGCTGGATGTCGTAAACATCGGGCGAGCTGGCGTTATAGACCATCTGGTGGGTGTCTACGTCCGTATGGAGGATAGCGCCCCCACGGATGCGCTTGCCGGTGCTGAGCGCTCCTTGCGACTGGATGCGGAACCCGCCGGCCAGATTGGTCGACGCAGGCCGCCACATATGACGGTCCTCCGGGTCAGCCCATTCGACCTTACGCGGGTCTCCAGCGGCCCCCAGAGCAGTGATCGCACCCTCTTCAGTGACGAAGATGGCCACGGCTGACGGTGCTGCATCCAGAGGGTCAGGGGACCCGGCAGAGAGCAAAGTCGCCAGCCCGCCCACGGCAGGATCCCACTCGTAAATATCGCGCCCATCACAGGCGATCAGGATCGAGCCCCAGGTATCCAGTGTCCAGACAAGGGCGGGAATGACGTTCGTATCGTCAGGGCGTGGCGTGCCGTAATAGCCAGCCCCATAGGCTCCGAGACCATAACCGCCGCCTGTCGTCGCGTCGGCTGCACCCGGGATAAAGCCCATCGGTGTGATGGTGGAAAGAGAGCCCCCGCGAGTATAGACGAAAAGCCCCGTATTCGAGGCCACAGCGCACCAAGTCTGGTTTTCGGCATCCACCCACGTCAGGATCGATCGGGCCTTGCCGGTGACAAGCTGGGCGGACTTGTAGCGCCATCCACCTACGGGGAGTTGCGTGCCCTCAAACCAGCGCCACAGATCCGCATCATAGAAACGGCCCTTGGAGCTAAACCGCGTCCCGTTCTTGTAGACGCCGGGAGGAACCTCGAAATCAATCAGCATCCGGCTACACCCCCGTAATCGCGACTGTCACCGAGTTGGACAGTGCGAAGTTTCCAGCGGAGTCCGAAACCGTGCAGTTGAAGATGGTCTGGAACATCTGGCCAGACAGAACGCCCGTACGACGGAAGGCCGTTGTGTCCGTGGCTGGGCTCGTAATGATCGTCCCTACATCACCGCTCACATAAACCCAGTCATAGCTGTAGGGAGGCGTTCCCCCTTGAGGCGTGACCGTCGTGGTCCCCGTGGTCAGGGTTCCGGAGCCAGCCGCAGTACGCGCAGACGGAGTTGCGAACGCAGAGAAGCCGCTACCACCCAACATGAGCGCAATGCTGCTCACGAGACGCCAATCCCCTGAATCGTCCAGACGTTGGTGTCTTCCTGAAACAGCACGGCCTGACCCTGAGGGGCAATGCTCCGGTTCGCATCCGTAGCGCTACCTACGACCCGAAGGGAGATACCAGAGCGCACGATGGACAGAGGCTGCGTGGAGAAGTTCCGCACGACCAGCGTCGTCCCGATGTAGAAGGTCGCGTTGGAGAGCGTCCAGCTACGCGCCGTCGTACCGATCAGGCGGATGCATTTGCCCGAGTCAGTGTTGACGAACGAGTGATCTGCATCAACGGAGACCACCGGAATCCCCCGAAAACCGACAGACAGAGGGCTCCCCGGAAAGACATCGGCCAGCACCGCGTCACCAGTCATCGTCCCGCCAGACTTGGGCAGGGCTCCCGACGCTAGAGGCGTGTCGATATTGACCTGCGTGGCGAGCGCATTGATGTCGGTGTAGGTTTCTTGCAGGCGGTCATTAATCAGCGCGCCCCACGAATCAAAGGAGGCCCCGACAACCGGCTGTGTGTTCTGAATGGTGGGGGTGACTGCCATGTTTAGAGCGCCGTCTGTTTGAAGCCGTGGATACGCATCTCAAGGCCGGTTCCCGCACCCTTCCAAGCGCCCGCCCAGCCCACAGCGCCTGAGACCCACATCTCCATCAGCGCCTTCATGGGGCTGGCAGGGAAGGCGTTTCCTTTAGTCATCTCAGGCGTGACGCGATCCAGCTCTGCGCCGTTGGCGAGAAAGATGATGGACTTGCCGGCGCGGTATTCGACAGCCAGCTCTTCGCGCTTGAAATCGCCTTTGATGACCTTGCCCCAGACCGAAATGCCCTTGGCGTAGACGTTCAGTTGCAGGCCCTTGTCTCCCGCATATTCGAAGTCGATCTCGTCCTTGGTGTCTTTGTTGTAGAGCCAGAGCGGAGCCTGGATCAGACCGGGCGTCTGGGGCGCGAGGGTCACGTCCACGTCCCAGCGCGCCGAGGTGGACAAGCCCGCATCGTTCTGCTGGACCTGTGCGGACTTCTTCTCCGTGACTTTGATGGACAGATCATCGCCGATCAGTTGGGCATTCGCAGACGACCACGGGTAGCCGCTGAGCTTGGGCTCATCCCATTCGGACGGACCCCATGCGTTCGTCCAGTTCCAGACCTGAAGCGGCCCAGCGACGGCAGGGAAGCGAGACTTCGGAACGTCCGGCACGACCACGACAGGCGGGGTCTCGGGTTGTTCTCCGAGTTCCAGCCGCATGGCGTCGATGTCGCGTTGCGCGTTGGCGATGTCCCCTTCGCGGTCTGCGATTTTGAGACGGAGGGCGCGGGCTTCTTTATCGGTCAGCATGGGTTTTCCTATGAGAGGCCAGAGTTGTAATCATCGCAGAAGCCGCCAGCAGCGCGACCGATCAGGCCGCAGCGGGTGGAGGAGGGGACGCCGCCCGGGATTGCGCCCGTAGCCACAACCGTACCATTTTTCGATACGGTGAAGGTGCTTCCATTGACAGACAGCCGCATAACATCAGTCGCAACACAGGTTCCGTAAGCCCCGGTAGCGGGAGTGATGCCGGCCAAAGTTCCGCCAATGCGGCTAAAGACTTCTACTGCGTCACCAGCGTTGCGGCGATAGCCAAGCCAGTTGCTGCGGTCGGTGATGCGAACCGCTGCAAACTGACCGGTTGCGATCGTGAACTTGACTTCAATGAAGTGGTTTGCAGTTCCCAGGTCGGGAGAAACATAAGCAGCCCCAGCCGAGTCCGTGATTGCTACAGCGCAAGAGTTTGAGGAAACCGTAAGCGCACCAGCCGAGCCATCGAGACGAGTCCAGTTGCTGGATGTCTCAAGAGTCTGGTTGGAGCGGTTGAAGTCATCCGAGAACGAAGTGACCACAGCCGTAACTGTCAGGTTGACCGAGGTGCTGACCGTCTGGCCGATCGAGTTGGTAACCAGAACCGTAATGGCGGTGGTGCTGTTCGACCCCGGTGCGGTGTAGGTGATAAGACCCGTCGTGTCGTTGTAGGTTGCCCAGACAGGAAGACCCGTAACAGAGATGGTTTTGGTCCTGACGCCAGCCGCATTCGAGACCAGAACACCGCAGTCACAGACCGCATACAGGTCGAACGTGCCCGACGTGCTGGCCGCGAGGGGAATGGTGGATGCGTTGACCTTGGGTCCGACGTTGACCGCAAAGCGAAGCGCCTCAGAGACGCAGCCGGGGGCCTTGCCCTTGACCACGAAGTTGATGCGGCCAGCCTTGGAACCAGACGGCGCAACCGTAATGACGCGCGTGGTCGAGTTGTACGTTACGCCGGCAGGGAATTGGATATAGCCCGGAGTGGAGTGGACGCCGCCCGGCTCGTTCTCTTCGGCCATGACCGCCTGAACGTAGTCAGAAACGGCGTTCGGCCCCCACAACGCAGAGAGAGACGGCAGGGTGATGGTCGTAGATCCGCCGAAAGCAATGTTTACGTCTGTAACAGACTGAAGGGGCACAAAGCGGGGCTTGGCCGTGCGGTTCCAGACGCGGACGTAATCCACATCCATGCGCGCGCCGTCAGCATCCGCAGTCCAGCCGGCTTCAGTCCCATCGCTATCGACGTGCGATGTAAGGAGGAAGCGGGACAGTTTGTCAGAAAGGTTGGAGCTATAAGCCCCAGTGTCGAACAGGACGCCATCCTTGTACAGCTTGACGCCATCAGTAGCAGATTTGCTCAGCACAAAGGTCCAGAGGTGGTAGGCGTTGTCATAATTGAAGAACACACCTCCAGCGCTGTTAGACCCGCCTGACAGAGGCCCCCAGATATTCCGGTGAAGGTTAGCCTGAGTGTAGGTTCCTTCAAAGTCGTGCTCATCGCCGGTCTGGTTGTTATCGACCGAGGTAGGCTCGTCGGATTGGGTCCAGAACGTGGGGTGCCAGCCTACAGGATTCGTCGTGGAGTGCTTGATCCGCGCCTCAACGACAATATCACCCGTCCCCTGCGTGTCGGGGTGGAAAGCGACAACGCCTGTTGAGCAAATCATTGCAGCTAGCGCATAGCGGCCCGTTCCCTGAAAGAACACACGCTCCGGAGCCGTGGCCAGCCGTGCCTGAAGGCGCAGGGCCGACGAGGCAACGCCCATGTTGTCGTAGCCCACCGCATTGCCGCGATTGGTGTCATTGAACCCAACGTGGAATGGATCGGCGTTGTACTGAGGCCCAAGAATAGTGTCCGAGCCACGAGGTCCGGTCAGATAGGTTCTCGTGGTGAAATAGCGGCCACGGGGGATGCCTGGGGCCAAAATGTCCAGCGTGTTGAACTCGTCCCCCCACGCAAGGGTGTAGCCGTCGTACAGCGTACCGGTCGCACCGGGAGCGCCAACGGTTTGTCCACCAACAACCTGCCCTACAACCCCAAGAATGGGCAGGGACGCGGTACGGTAGGTCAGTCGGCTCACACCACGCCTCCACCCAGAACGGCAACAGCCGCAGCGCCGCCGGCATTAGTCCGTATCGAAACAGTCGCCTTGGCCCACTGACCAGCAGTCTTGATCCCCCCGGAAGGATAGGCGTTCAGCGTCGCACCAGAGCCAGCAGCGATCGTAACCTGTCCAGCCCCAGACTGAGCGATGATGCAGTTGAAGCCTACCGCAAGGCTGTTAGGAACCGTGACGGTAATGGCCGAGGCATTGGCCAGATCCACCACCTTGCCGTTATCGGAGGCGGCCAGCGTGTATGTGGTGCCGGTCTGGAGGTTATAGGTGTCGAGAAGATTCGCCTTCAGGTCCAGAGCGGTCTGCTGAGCCGTCGAAACCGGCTTGTTGGTGTCCGACGTGTTCGTAACGTTCGTCGTTCGAGCATCCGTCGCATCCGCCAGCGTAAAGCCAGCGTTGATCTTGGTGCGCGCCGATGAACCGCTGTCGCCGTTCGCAATAGGTGTGAGGGCCATTTTAGTCTATCCAGCTCGCGGCGTCATTCCAGACGCCAGAATCATTCCAAAAACCAGTACTCAGAATCCACGCTGCGACAATCGCCGTAGCAGAAAGTACGCCACCAGAGAAACTCAGGCCGGAACCCAAGGTAACGGGAGCCCAAACCCCCGGGGATACGCGATAATACAGGGAGTCGGAGGCTGATGCGTTTGCAAGCGCTGTCAGATCCGCATCTAACGCCTGTTTGCCGTTGATGTCTTCAGCAATAGCCGCAATCGTGGCGTTGAACGAGGTTATGATCTGGTCGTTAGTTGCCATCGATGGCTTCCTCATAGATGTTCAGGAAGTCCACCGGGATCGAACCAGGGCCTGTTTCCTCGCCATACTCGGTCGGGACGTAGCCCGTAACTGGCCGGCGGTAGTTTCCGCTATCCACGTAGGACGACTGAATCCTCAAGGGGCCGCCGAAGTCCTGCTCAAGCTGCTGGCGGTTGATGGCTTGAATGGCATTGGCATAGAGCCCTGCCCAGACACCAATGCGCTGATCGTCCTCAAGGAACGGTGCCGAGTGCTTCAATGCCCCGTAGAGGTAGGCATCCGGGTTCTTGGATAGAATGCAGTTGGTGCGCGTTGCGCGACCCAGGGGCTTGAACAGCGCCTTGTAGACGAGACGGACATCGCCAGGAACGCGACCGAAATAGATCGTGTCCCCCGTGATCGTGTAAGACGAAGCCCCGAACCCGCCGTAACCCCGATCCATGCCGATCGCGTCGGAGGAAACGAACGTAATCTCGCTATTCGAGCCGCGCCCGTTGATCGAGATAATGCCGTCAAAACCACAAGGGAGCGCATAGGAGTCCTCCGTGATGGAGAGGTCCATGATCTGCGCTTCGGAGCGGCTGTTGATGTCACGGCGCATCTCGGCTTCGGCAAGCTCAATAAAGCCCGGAATGGCGGCGACGAACGCGGCATCCTTCCGGTTGGCCGTGCTGGCGATCGTGAGCTTCAGCTCGTCATATGTGTTGAAAGCCGCCATCTATTTGATCAATCCATTCTGGACCATCAAGCGACCGTCCGCCGTGCGGAGGCCTGCCCAGTCGCTGGAGTTCAGTTTGGCGGCAAGCTCATCGGGATACAGGTCGGGGCGATAGGCGTCCCAGCCCTCATTCTGGAGCCACAGATCCCGGATAGATTGGGGAATGTGGGCTACCCGGCGAACGCTTCTGTCCGCCGAGTAGCCATCATTCGTCAACTTTTGCTCCCTGTTGTCGTCAAGGATCGGGGCCACGTCCTGAACAGAGACAATGGCGTAACCATCGCTGTGATCAGAGAAGAAGTGGGCTCTATCGCCAACGTACTCAGGGGGCAAAAGCAGGTGCATCTTAGTCCTCGATTTCCACGAAACCGCGATCCTCAAGGTTCTCCGCAATGGTGCGGTCGAGGGTCACGATGTCGCCCTTGGCATGGGTGCCTTCACCAACACCGGAAAAGACCTGTCCGTGGCCTTTCTTGGTGATGCGAACCGAGACTTCATTGTCCGACTTGGCGACCATGGCCTTGGGCCGGCCACTGTCATCGTACAGCGGAGCGTTCTTGTCTTCTTCCAGCTCCGAGGGCTGAGCGGCCCGACGATTTGCAGCGTCGAGGTCATTCAGTTGAGCGGTGACGGAAGGGACGGGACGG